GTAATGTGGTAGGGCAGCGAGTTTGCACCTCCTGCCCCTGGCCACAGTTCCCTAGAAACCATGACCCAAGAACCTTACCCGATTCCATCGGACGACGAGCTGCGAGCTTTCGCCGTTGACTGGTGGCAGCACTTTGGTTTTGTCGCAGATCCACGCCACGAAAAGGCAACGTACGTCAACGATGTGATCCACGCAGATCATTTCGCTTCATTTGCCCGCGACCTACTTGCTAAGTACGCCAAGTAGTCATTACCCCTAATTACCCATGCCCGTAACAACAATCAAACGCTGTCAATCTGAATTTGAGTGGTGGTGGACAGTTGAAGACTGCGCTGCCGAGTACGATGTAGAGCCTGGCTCTGGCCTCACCATCAAGTATCACGACGACAATGATCAAGTGGGTGAGATAAAGCTAAGCCTTAGCAAAGAAGACGCTCTTCTCATTCGTGATGCAATCAATCAGCTTTATCCGCCCTCTTAGCCGCTTCCACTTCTATGTCTGAACTTTCACCCACCGCGCAGGCAGTGCTAGATGCTGCCAATGGTGCCCAATCCTATGGCTCAGATGATTGCCTCAACGAATCTCGCTGGATTGCTGCCGCCGCCCTGCGAGCTGCTGCGGATCACGTTGATCACGACTGGTCAGGCTTTAACTGCGTTGATGCTTTGTGCGAAATCGCCGCTGAGCTTGAAGCCCAGTAGTCACCTTCACTAAGGCGGGCAACCGGCCTGTTCAACAGGTTGCACCCACCAATAAGCTGGAACATCGCCACCTCATCCATGGCTAAAGCCGCGCCTGCACCTGAACCGACCGTTACGGTTGCTTGGAACATCGCCAACCTCGAGCGCGAAACCGCCGATGGCTATGTCTATACAGCGCACTACACCGTTGACGCGACAGACGGCACCTACTCAGCTGGTGCCTATGGCTCCATCGGGTTTGAGCGCCCCGAACAGCTGATCCCATTTAAGGATCTCACCAAGGATCAGGTAATTGAGTGGGTCAAGGAAGTCCTTGGTGATGACAAGGTGCTAGAGATCGGTCAGGCACTGCTTAGCCAGATCGAAGAACAGCGCCAGCCCACCAAGCAAGCTGGCGTACCGTGGCAGTAAAAGCCAAAACCGGCACCGCGCGGATCGATCATCAGCCCGGACCGCCTAAGACGACACGCGCTGGATTCGGCCAGCACTCCCGGCCCCGGCGTCGCGGTAAAAAGCCCTTACGCGGTCAGGGTCGGTAAGCTGAAGGGGTAGCCCCATGGCGCCATGATCGAAGTCATCGCCGCCGTTGCTGGCGCTTCTATATCAGTTGCCGCCATGGGTGCTGCTGGTTTCAGCCGCAAATCTGATGAAGCCCGCGAGGCCGTAATCCGTCTCACCTCAGCCGTGGAGCACATCGCTTCACAGCTCGAGGTGCTTCACACTGATATCAAGGAAGACCGCAAAGAGACATTCGGCCGGCTATCGACGGTAGAGCAACGGGTCTCTAGGTTGGAGGCATCACCCAACCGCTAGCAATGGAACAGGCAACCACTCTCGCTATCGTCGCGATCATCGTCGCCGCTGGCTCTGAAATCATTGCCATCAGCCCTCTGAAATCCAACAGCTGGCTGCAGCTGCTATTTCAAGCGCTGCGCCTTATGTTCCCAAAGCAGCGCCGCTGAATCATGGCGAACGACGCGCCAATCTCATTGCAGCAGCTCTTCAAGTATTACAAGGGCCAGCCGCATCAGACCGCCGCGATTCAGCAGCTCGAATCCGATCTCTCCGCCAACGGCTACGACGCCGCGATGCGCCGAGATCGCGCGTGGTTTCAAACGTGGAGCCAAGACGGCAAGCAAACTGATCTGGCCGCGGCCATCAAGCTCGTTAAGGAGTTCGAAGGCTGCCACCTCAGCGCCTACCCCGATCCACTGAGCGGTGGCGATCCGTGGACCATCGGCTATGGCACCACGCGCTACAGCAACGGCAATGCCGTGAAGCGTGGCGACAAGATCAACGTGATCGAAGCCGACATGCTGCTGCGCCTCGAAATTGACCGCATCACAGACAAGCTGCGCACCAGCATTCCGCACTGGAATGTGATGGATGACAACCAGCGCTCGGCGTTGGTGAGCTTCGCCTACAACCTCGGTGCTGGTTTCTACGGATCCGCTGGATTCGAGACCATTAGCAAGTGCCTGCGTGAGCGTGATTGGGCCGCAGTGCCAGCAGCGCTGGAGCTCTATCGCAACCCTGGCACCCCAGTTGAGGCTGGACTATTGCGCCGCCGCCGCGCTGAGGGCGAGCTATGGGGCAGCCATGCCAGCCAGGCAGCACCGGAGACTGCGAAGCTACGGCCCGGCAGCCCATTCACGGCACGGATCACGCCGCACATCCGGCTGGGAGAGTTCGCCTTGGATCAGGAGGCCAGGCGCTTTCAGAATCAGGGCCAGCTCGATATCGCAGCGGAGCTAGCCGCATTCCTTGAGCGCGTGCGCGTGCAATTCGGCGGCAAGCCTATCGTGATCACATCGGGCTATCGCCCGCCTGCTATCAATGCCGCAGCCGGTGGCGCGAGCAACAGCGAGCACATCTACAAACCCGGTTGCGGTGCGGTCGATTTCTACATCGATGGCGCCGATATCTACGCGGTCCAGAACTGGTGCGATAAGAACTGGCCATACTCAATCGGATACGGCGCCTACAAAGGTTTCATCCACGTAGGCATCCGCAGCAGCAAGGCTAAAGTCCGCTGGGATTATTGAGGGCCTGTGCTCGTTCCTGATCATGAAATCCGGCGGCTGTGCAAGCAGCACGCCATGGTGATGCCGTTCGATGAAGAGCTGCTGAACCCGGCCAGCTTGGATGTGACCCTAGGAAGCCGGATCATGATCGAGGTGGCAGAGACACCTGAGCTGCAGGTGGTCGATATTCTCGGCCACACGGCAGATGATCCATACCTGATCCAGCCGGGCGAGTTCTTCCTGGCTGAAACCCGTGAGATCTTCAACCTGCCGAATCACATCGGCGCTCAGTTCGTGCTCAAATCCAGCCGCGCACGTGAGGGCTGGGATCATGCTGAGGCCGGCTGGTGTGATCCCGGTTGGTATGGCAGCAGGCTCACGATGGAGATCTGCAATCAACGCCGCCTGCATCCGCTCGGCATCTGGCCCGGCATGAAGATCGGGCAGATGAAATTCATCTTGGTGAGCGGCACTGTTGAGCGCAGCTACGCCGAAACCGGAAGATATAACGCAGACCTGGGCGTTACATCATCCAAGGGCTAGCGTTCAATCGGAGAGCCAAAGGTCCACTAAGCGCCGGCCTGAGCAACTGGCGCTTTTTTTCATGGGATGCGATAGCTCACCCATCCGTAGGCGATAGATCTTGTTTGGCGCTTCGGCAGGATCATCCATTGGAATCATCGTGTAATCATCGCAGCCGTGCGATTCAGCGAAGTGGCTGGCGGCTGTGTGGCTGAGGAACGGGCCAACGTGCCACGGGCCGATGCGGAGGATGTAGGTCATGCGCGAGACCGTAGCGCGAATCCTGCGCTGCAATCCCATAGCAAATCTGTAATCCCATGAGACTCAGTGGCGACCGCTACCGTTAGCCAAGCGGCGGCCAGCCCATGCGGGCGTTCTACCTAGAGATCTCCGCCAAGCTGATCATCCGCTCTGATACGGAGCCGGATGATTTGCCTGCTGATATCTATAGCCATCTGGCTGAGTTCATCCCATCCGATGAGGACATCATCGATATCGAGGTGAACTGCGTTCCTCTGCCGCCAGACCTTGGATCGCCATCACATTGAAGAGACGCGCCTGATCACACGGCGGTCAGCACGCGATCAGATTCTCCTCGCCTGGAACTATCGCTGCGCCTATTGCGGCGATCAGCTGGGTCGGTCGCCAACGCTCGATCACATCATCCCAAAGGCGCATGGCGGGCTAACGGTGCGCAGCAACATGGTGGCCTGCTGCTGGGCGTGCAACTCAAGCAAGGGGCACAAACCATGGGTCGATTGGTATCGCGCTCAGCCCTTCTGGACCACGCTCGGAGAGTGGGCAATCGCGCAATGGTTAGGGCAGGATGCGACTACACACCCACAGCGCGATCAGGCACGTCGCCCAATACTCGACGATGAGGATCAGCACATCGCGTAGCATCAGCGGGCCAGCAGATGATCGAGATACAGCTCCGCCTGCCATAGATCGGAGCTATACCGGCAGACACTACCGACGCAGCTGCGGTAGTAGACCTCACCCTGCACTGGCATCAGGGTTTCGATGTAGCCGCCGTCTCGGTCAGTGCGGCTGATGACTTCCGTGCCGAACATACAACTCGCACCTGGCCGCGTAACGGCCGCCGCTTCTCTTTGATTCTGGCAACTCAAAAGCGCAGCGCTGCCTGCCCATATCCCACTGCTGACAATCCCAGCACATCAATGGCTCATCAGGCCGTAACTTCCGCCGTGCGGCCTGGTAGAACTGCTGGGCCTTCAACAATGCTGGTTGCAGCTGAATGGCACCGGTATCCATCTCAATCTGATGCTCTGGCTTGGGCCCCAGAATCACTCGAGCGTGCCAGGTGCGATCTGAGCGACTGCACAGCAGCAACAATCGGCCGCCGTGCAGGCTGATCATTCCACCTCGCCTGCCGCTGGCTGGTGATAGATCCGCTCGAGCAGCATTGAAGCCGGCTCGCTTGGCGTATCGGTCACATACGCGGCAACCGGATCAGTGCCATCAGATGCCACATAGATGCAGGGGTAGCCGTATGGCTTCACCACCACTAGCCCGGTGTTACGGCTGCGCGTGAGAATCCGAAGCGCAAGGCGCTCGAGGATATTCAGGCCCGGCAGCTGTTGCATCATCCCTCCAGTTTGGCAATCAATCGCTCGATATACCATCGGCACTTGCGGGCATCCTCGAGGGCGTTCCCTTTGCACCAGATCCGCAGCAGATATTTCAGCGCCTGGCCCTGCAGATAAGCGGGCACCATGTGGGGCGCATCGCTCACCGCAGCCTCGATCACATCAATCGCCTCGACTGGGCCGCGGCGGTAGTGCGGTGGGTTAATCGGGTCGGTCATGCCGCAACCTGCCGCTCGGCATTCTTCCAGCGCTTGCGGTTCACAATGTCGCAAACGTGCGCGGTACTGATGCCATAGGTCAGCGCGATATCGAGCATCGTCTGCCCCTTGGCGTACAGCTCGCGGATCTCGATGGCGTTCTGCGGCGTCAGCACGGCAGTGCCTGGGATGTGGCCGGCCTTGAAGCGGTGGGGGTTGCCGTTCACTTCCACTTGTCTCTCAGGAGCTGCTGACGGCACGCCTCGATGGCCTGCTGCGCATTCTTCTGTGTCATCACTGACTCGGTTGCATCCATGGCACGCACCACGCGATCTAGTAGATCGGGGTAGTACGTGTCGCGGAAATTGGCGGCCAGGTCACGGGCAAACTCATCCCAGAGGCCGGTATAGGTGCAGCGCAATGGGTGACCGTATGGCAGGTCATCACGACCGCTGCGCTGATAGAGCGCCTCCATCATGTCGACGCGTTGCTGATCCAATCGAATGCGGTCGTTCATGGCTCAAGTAGCTGGGAGATGTGTTGCAGTTCAGCGCAGAGCTGCTGAGTGCGGGGTATGGCACGAAGCTGCTGGATTCTGAAATCGATCAGATGCTGCAGGCGCTCGCGCTCATCCTGCCGCCCTTGCTGGTATG